TTTCCCAGTTGCCGCGCACCGGAGTGTTGGGGCTGGTCGCGCCCAGCAGATCAGCGAACAGGTCGCCCAGGCCGCCGAACTCCTGGCGCAGGCGGGTACGCATTTCGCGATACCAGCCGGCCTGCCGGATGATGTTGGCCGCGTTCTTGTCGCCAGCTTTGGCACGCTCGTAGACCGTCAGCACCTCATCGCGGATGCGCTTGGCGATCGCGCTGGTGCGCTTGTCCCATTCCTTGCTGCCCTTCTTCAGGGTCTTGCCATTGGCGTCTTCGTCGAAGCCGTAGGGGATCGCCTTGTACTTGAGTTCGTAGCCGCCATTGTCGTCGACCGTCACGCCTGTGAACTCGAGCGGTGCCCAGCCATCCTTGGGCGGGTGAGCCAGCTTGTGCTCGCGCACCTGGCGCTCGATCTCGGCGCGGGACACTTTGGCCTCTTTGGCCGCCTTGTCGACCGCGGCACGCTCGGCGTCAGTGAAGCGGGCAGCTTGGCCAGTGGCGCGTGCCTGGCGCTCGACCAGCAGTTGATGCTGGGCCACGTCGCCGCGCTTGAGTTCGCCCTGGCGCAGCAGATCCTGGGCATCGCTCCAGGTGCCGTCGTTGAACTGGGACTTCACCGCGGCCGGGTCAAAGACCACGATCTCGCGGGCGTCTGGCGCGGCCTGGTAGATCACGCCATCGTAGCCTTGAGCGATCAGGTCAGCCGTGAACTGGTCGGCAGCAGCGCGGCCGCCAGCACGCACGCGGGCCTTGTCTTCAGCCGTGGCCATGTACGGGTTCTCGAGCCTGGCATACAGCGGCATGACGTTGGGCGCTGCCTCGCCTGTGCGCTTCTTCTGGCCGGCGTAGAGGTCGGCCATGTCGGCGCTGTCGGTCAGGTAGACCCCGGTGCCCAGCCAGCCCGTGTCCTTGCGGTTCGGGTGGTTCACATCGAACTGGGTCACATCGTCGGCCGTGCCGTGATACAGCACCTGGGCCTTGCCCTGCTCATCGCGGAACACCGAGTCACGGTAGAACGCAGCAAACGCCGGGCTGTCGGTGATGACCGTGTTGTCCTGGTTGAACAGCTTGACCTCTGGCGCAGGCATCTCGCTGGTCACCGTGTAGGGCACCAGGTCGAAAAGCTCCTCGGGGGTCATGCCCATTTCTGCCGCTTTGGTGACATAAATATCGCGCACATACGAGGCAAAGTTGCGCGATGCTGCGGCGCTGTACACGCCAGTGCCCTTGATCTGGTCGAACATGCGCTGCTCGACAGCGCGAGCAGACTTTGCAAAAGCGTCGTCGACCTGTTGCTTTTGATTGGCCGCTTCAAGCGAAGCCTGGAATTCTTCGGATTTTTTGTTGATGAATTCGACGGCCTCACGGCGCGTCATGGTTTCGCCTTCTGCTCGCAGGTCATCAATCAGCGCGTCACCCAATGGTGTCGGCGCAATCTTTGCCATGTACTCTGCAATAGGAATTTCAACATCTCGGCCAAGCTGTGCGGCGGCGTCAATCTGTGTTGCGATCTCTGGCGCAACTTCCTGCAATTGTTTGTCAAGGCCGGATTGCTTGAGCAACTGTGCGCTGACGTAGACGTTCTGCACCGGGCTGTCTTCTGACACCTGGTCAATCCATTCGCTGAAAGTGTCGGCATCACGGGAGCGGACTTTGCTGGCCGCGGACAGCTTGTTCATGTCGGCAATGATGTCGGCAATTTTTGCCGCACGTTCGGCAGACTCTGCCTTGCCGCTGAATGCGTTTGTGGCCTTCTCAATCCCACTCATCAGGGTGGTCTGGCCGCCAACGCCAACCATTGTTGCAATCAGCGTTTCTGCTGCCGCACTGGGCCGTTCTTTCAGGTATTCACTGAACGGTTTTTCAGGGTTAATGACCGCCCATTGGTTCAGATCCTGAAGCACGGTTGCAACCTGCTCGCCAGGAATCTCCGTGGCCATCTGGTTGATGATGGTCTTGTAGAAAGGCGCTCCAGCTTTCAAGTCTCCAATCAGCTTGGACACTGGAATTTTTTCGGTTGCGTATTCAACCAAAGACTGCGAAGCGCCGTAGATTGTTGCGTTGAAAACAGGCAGCCCTTTTTCTCGAGCCTTGCCGTATTCTTCGCCAAACACAGGCGTGACCATAGAAGCCAGATAAGCCTCTTGTCCAGCAGGGCCGGCGAACAACAAAGGCACGCTCAACAAATTGCGCGTCAACGATACGCCGCCGCTGACCAGCCCTTTTTCAACAATTCCTTCTGCTTGCGGTAGGCTTGCATTGGCTTGCTTGGTGATGCTGCGCTGATATTCGGCCAACCAGTTGGTAAGCGGAGAAAACGGCTTTTCTGGCAGGATTGCGCCGGCCACCTCGTTGATCATTTCGATCGGGGCACGCACAACGCCAACAACGCCTGCGCTTGCGCCCAACGCGCCCGATTGCATAATGCCGCCGATCGTTGATGCGGCAGACTTCATCGCACCGAATGCGCCTTCAGTTGCTTTGAAGTTGTCGATGTCATCGCCGACGATCTTGGCCTTGGTCGGGTCGAGCAGGAAGTTCGAGGTCTTCGGTGCCTGATCGAACATGGCCGGCGCGTTGACCTCGCGGATCAATTTGGCCTGGTTGGCCAGATCCTTGTACTCGGGCACAGCATCGACAGAAACATTCGCCGCACGCGAAAGTTTGACCATGTTGGCAAACTCGTCCGGATTCGTGTTCGCTGCTTCGCCAAGATTGGACTCCAGCATCTGCTGGCGCTTCTGACGCTTTTCGAGGTCGTCGATGTATTGCTCGAGTGTTGGCATCGTTTATTTCTCTTGGGTTGCAAGGTAGGCGTCGATGATCATGTTGTTGTCGTACTTCATGTTTCGCTTTTCAAACTCCTGCACGATCAACTTTTTCACGTCATCCGGCACGATCACATTGCCTTTGTAATTGACCTGGTAGTAGCGTTTTTCCATTGTGTTGCCGCTCCACCAGCTTTCCACTGCTTTGACCTTCACCGGCTTGAGCAGTCGAGTCAGCAGCGCGTTCTTTTCGTCCATCGTCAGCAGGCGCTTTTTGGCGATCTGCTCGGCGTTGATCTCGCGCTCGAACTGGGCACGCAGCCGGATCTGCTCCTCTGCGTCCTTGCTCTTCTCCTTGGGCATGGCCAGGTCTTTGAGACCAGCCTTGAGCAGCGCGTCCTTGAACTGCTCATTGTCGACGGTGGCCGCCAGGATCTTCTGCTGGCCATCCGGGCCGCTGCCCTTGTTGTAGAAGCTGCGGTAGTCCGACTCGGACAGCAGGCCGCGGTACTTCTCGATCTTGCCGGGTGCCCACAGTTCGGGGTTGTTTTGCAGCATCAGCAGGGTGTTGCTGTCGCTGGTCTTGGGCCGGTTCATCAACTGGGCGCGGTCGCTCTGCTTGAGGTCTGCCCACAGCGTCGCTGGGATGTCCGACCAGCCGCCCTCGCGCTGGTAGGCGATGTCCTGGGCCTTGGTCAGTTTCTCCTGGTAGTCCTGGGTGCGGACTGCTTCGTCCTCTGCCCACTTGGACTTGATGCGGGCGCGGGCAATGTCGCGCTCCTGCGGGTCGGCGATCGTTTCCGTCTCGGCCAGCAGGCTCGACAGCGACGAGGTCTTGCCACCCAGGCCGGCCTCGAGCTTGTCCAGGCGGTTCATCCAGCCCTTCTCGTATTGCTGCCACTTGCCAGGGTTGCTGGCCACCAGCTTCTGGTACTCGGCGCGGCGCAGGTCAATGAACTTCTGCGGGTCACCGCCGGATTGCTGGATCAGCTTCTCGGCCATTGCCGGGCCTTGGTTGACCGCGGTGTCGAACGCGATGGCACGCAGTTCGGGCGGCAGTTTGTCCGCGCCGATCTTGTCCCAGTAGTTCTTTTTGTAAATGGCGCGGGCCTCGTCCATCGTGAGGTTGGCCACCTTCTCGGGCGACAAACCGTTGGCCTTGCCGTTGATGCCGAACTTGGTCGGGCCTTTGCCAGCGTCGTCTGCAACGTAGCCGCCCTCGACACCGATCACCCAGTCGATCACGCTGCCAGGATCTGACTGCGCCGGGCCGCCGCGGGTCGCAAAGATGCGATCGCCAGCAGCCGTGCCCTGCTCCTTGCGGTAGCCCTGGTCGATCTGCACCGACAGCGTGCGGTAGCTCTTGGCGTCGATCTGCTCGGCCTTGAATGCGGTGTCCAGGTAGGACTTGGCATCGGTGAATTTGTTGGCCAGGATCAGTTCAGTGGTCACGCCGGTATGCACCGCGGTCGTGGCCTTCTGCACCATCTGGGCACGCTGCGAACTGTCGGCCGGCAACTGGAATAGGTCAGCGCGTTGGTTCGCTTCAGCGATGGCCACGCCCATGTACTCGTTGCGGCGCGTCGGGTCAGCGATGGCCATGTCGACGTAGCGTTGCTCGCGGGCCTCGGACTCGCCGGCCGCGTAGACGCGGATCTGCTTGACCGCGTGCTGGTCGATCTGCGAGTTGAAGGTCAGCATGTGGCGCTGGGCCACGCGCTCGAACATCTGCTGCTGGCGCGGCGATGTCAGGGTTTGCAAGGCCTCGTCGCGGGCCTTGGTGAGTTCGTCCTTGACCGACTGGTACTTGTCCTTGGCCTGCACCCCGATCGTGTTCATGTAGCCGCCCTCGGGGTCGAGCAGGATCTTCTGGGCGCGGGCCGTGAAGAACGAGTCGGCCGCCTTGGTGTTGGCGTCGTCGATCTGGTCTTGGATCTGGTCGCCGACCTTCATCATGGTCTGGCCAGCAGCCTGGATCGCCTGGCCCTGCTTGATCATCTGCTCGGGCGCGAAGTTCTTCATCGGCTCGACGCCAGGGGCGGCGAACGGCTGGAAGCCTCCAGCGCCAAGCTCTTGCTGTGGGGTGTCAATGATCGGGACGGTTGCCATGTCGGTTCCTTAATCTTTCGCGCCGGCCAGCAAGCGGTCGAGCATCTTGTCGCGGTACATCGTGGTCGCGAATGAGCTTGCGCTGCCGAGCAGGCTGGTGGATGCAGCGCCGAACGGGCTGATGGTGCCGGCCGACATGCTCAAGTTGTCGGCGCTCACGCCTTGCATCATGCCCTGCACGGTGTAGTTGGCCGCCTGGGTGCGGGCCGCTTCGGCCTGGCGCACTGCGTTGGCGTTGATGGTGAGGGAGTCGATCTCCTTCATGATGTCGGTGGTGGCCTCGACTTCGGCCGCGCTACCCTCGCCAAGCTGGATACCTCGAGCAGCCATTGCCGCCCGGCTTGCGCCCTTGGCTTTGCCGTAGCGCATGGTCGACACGCCGATGGCACGCTCGCCTGCCTCGAGGATGCGCTGGGCCTGGAACTCGGCCTGGCGGGCGTTGATGCCCGACACCTCTTGCTGGAAGCGCATCGACGACGACTGCGACTCCAGTTGGTACTGCATGGTCTTGGCCTGGTAGTAGCTGCCGACCGCGGAGTTGATCGCGCCGAACGCGGCAATCCATGGGCCGTAGGTGCTGAATGCGGTGGCCGCGGCCTGCGATTGACCGCCCAAAAGAGTCGAGCTTGGGGCTACAGCCATGTCACACCTCCACCTGTTGATGTTTCTTCCACATAATGCTCTCCAGCATGTGGCCACGATACTTGCGGCCGGATTTCATACGGGCACCCTTACCCACCGATGGACACTTCCAGCGTCAAACCGACCAGGGTCAGCGGCAGCGGATCGCTTTGCCGGACGAAGACCTGGCCAGAGTCTGCCCACGACGGAGTCAGCATGACCAAGATCTCGGCCGACTTGAGAGCGGGCGGCGAGCCATAGGGTTCGGTCGTGCGCTGCTTGGCCTCGGTGAGGTTGTCGGCGTCCGGGCCGATGAAAATGCCGCTCGACTGGTACACGCGCAGCCAGGCCTTGTTGACGTTTTTGTAACGCCCCTGGCCAAAGCCCTCGATGTTCAGCGCCAGCGGCAGGGTCTTGAGGTCGGACTGGTATGGCAGGCCCACGGTGACGATCACGCAGGCACGCGGCAGGGTGACTGTGCCGCCGGTCACTGTCTGGCCGTGGATCACCGCACCGTCAGCCAGGATTGAGACGGCCTTGCCCTCAAGCCAGGACAGGCCGCTGATGCTGTTGCGTGCAAAGGCCCAGGAGGTCGTTGCAACGCCGCGGAAGGCCGCGCCAAGGGTCTTGTCTACCCTGGCCGTCACTTGCGTCGTAGACGTGAATCCTGTGATCCGCAGGCGGTACTTGGTGCCGTCGGTGGCCGTCAGCACAATGGCGTCGTTGATGTCGCCCGCCCCGGTGAAGATGGCCGTGCTCGAGGTGATGGTCAGCGTCTCGCTCGGCTCCCAGGTCGTGCCGCCGGTCACGGTGACCGTGGTGCTGCCCGTGTTTGTGCCGTTGTAGGTCGCGCCAGAGTCGACGAAGAAGCAGTTCTCCAGGGCCGAGATCTGGCGGGTCTGCATGCGCTCGACGTACCGTTTCTGCACGCCGTTGATCGTGCGGCGCACAATGACGTAGAGCACGTCCTCATTGCCCTCGGCCACGGTCGTGCAGGACTCAAAGCTGCCCTCGGTGTCGTGCCAGTGCCATGCGCCGATCTGTTGGTCGGGCACATAGGTCAGGCCCAGCAGCTTGCCGTTGTTCGAGACAAACCAAAGCAGCGGCCGCGGTGCCTTGGAATAGCACATGTCGGCGATCTCGTAGTTGTCGAACAGGTGCGCGGCACGCAGCGATAGGTCGCCAGTCACAAAGCCGCTGGCCTGCCAGGAGTAGCCAAGCTCGCGGACGTGGCCACCGCGGGCGGCGCAGTAGACCAGGCTGTTGTTCACGATGCTGGGCTGCACGTTGCTCGCGCCGATGTAGGACTGCGGCCGCACGCTGATCGTGGTGGGCGTGATCACATCGGAGTTGACCGGCGAGACGCGCCATTCTGCCGACGAGGTCAGCAGTAACAACTGGGTCAGCGGCACGATGTGGCGAATGGTGTTGGCCTCACGCGCAGCCACGCGGAACTTGATGCGGTCGTTGTCCTTGATAGGCAGCGAGTAGCTCATGTCCGACTCGGTGCCCGAGCGGGTCATCCACATGGTCTGTGGGTTGTTGATCGTGCCGGCAAAGGTGCGGCGCTGCTCGGCATAGGACACCGCGCCAGGGTAGTCGCCAGCACCCGTGAATGTTGCTTCGTAGATTGGCGGCGTGACGCCCATGTCTGGCGCGATATTGTTGTCGACGAAAGTCAGGGCCGAGGTCTGGCCGATGTAGCCGTACAGGCCTGACTGTCGCTTGTAGATGTTGTATCGGATGGCCCCGGCCACCGCTGGCCAGGTGATGGTGTTGAATGCTCCCGTGACGTACAGGTTGTTGATCGCGTTGCCTGGCGTTGATGCCGGCGATTCATCGATGCCGTTGGTGGCCACCGAGGTGACGACGTAGTAGTTGTTGATCTCGTAAGTCTTGTCAGCGTACTGCACGTTGCCGCCGCTGGTGTAGGCCGACCAGGTCGTCGAGTCGACGATGATGCCCCCGTCGTAGTCCTTGACCGTGATGGTGTTGTCGGCCGGTTTCGTCTCGACGACATACCAGCCATCGACAAATTCGGTCATGCCGCCGATGCCAGAAATGTAGATCGAGTCGCCAGGGATCAGCCCGTGGTTGGACACCGTGGTGATGACTGCCGGGCCGGCCTGGGTGATGGCTGCGATGTTGATCTTAAAGCCGCTGCTGCCGGTCACAGACACGCTTGCAGGCGCTGAAACCACCGGGGTGAAGTTGATGGTCGACAGCGTCCAGTTCGTGGCTCCCAGGCGGCGCAATTCACGCGGCGCATAGTTGGGATGCACCAGAGTCAGAACGTCGGCCGACTGGACGTAATGGATGTCGAACAGATCCGCTTCAGCGTAGGGGTTGGCGATCTCGTACGGATTGCCGCCCGAGAGCAGCGTGCCGCCCTGGGTGTGAAAGCGGATGTACCCGGCACCAAGCTCGATGACCATCGTCTGCGTGGTCGAGTAGGTGAAGGGGATCAAGCGCGTCTTCTTGGTGCTGTCCTTGACCTCGCGCACGAACGCAAAGCCGGGTCGGTTCTCGGCTGGGCCTTGCGGTGTGGTGATGAAGTTGCGAACAGTGGCCGCGCCGGTCTGGAACTTCACATCGTCGATGCGGCCCCACATCTCTGGCGACATCTCGCCGCCGGCAAACGATCGATTGAAGGTGCGGGTGTTGGCCATGCTTATCTCCCTGCCGTCCAGGGCACGATGTGCTCCACGTTGATCTTGCGCTGGTTGGCATCGGACATCTCGGCCTGGGCCTGGTAGCCTGCGGCGATTTGAAGCTGCCGCTTGGCCTCTGCTGCGCCCACGTCACCCTTGAGGATCGGGCCTGCCAGGTAGCTGGCCAGGTAGTGCGACAGCGTCACCGTGAAGAGCGGAGAGAACTGCGTGGTGTCCCGCACATAGGCCGAGTACCGCATGACCGCATTCTCGACGTTGGTGTACAGGATGCTGCTGCCATCGGGCTGCGTTTCAATTGTGAAGGGCTGGGGCACATAGCGACCGGCGGCGATCACCGGGCTGTAGTTGTGCGACCAGAACGGCGTGTCGGTGGGCACGAAGCGCGTGGCGTAGTCGTCGTGTGCATCGGGTGGCATGACGGATACCACGTTGAGCACGTCGGCTGGCACCGCGTACGCATAGACCCACTCGGGCCAGTTGTTGGTCAGTTGCGCCAGCGACACGCGGCGCATGGCGAAATTCCAAAACGCCATCTCGAGCAGCGCGTCTCGAGCGATGGGGTAAAAGCGAGCGCAGTGCTCGGCCTGTGCAGAGCCTTCAGGCGGGTTCAAGCTGGCCACGGTGGCGTTGTCGCCGAGGTGTCCAAGCGCCATGTTGCAAATGTCTACTTCTGATGCCATCGTGGCCTCCTATGTGAAAAGGGGGCCGTGGTTTCCCAGCGGCCCCCGATCTGTCGGCTTCCGAACAGGAAGGATTACACAGAGCCTTCGTCCGCGTCGGCCGTGCGCTTGGCCTTCGGCTTCCACTTCTTGGCGGGCGCTTCGGCAGCCGGCTCGGCCGGTGCTTCAGCGGCCACAGAAGCGGCTGCTTGGGCTTCGGGAGGTTGACCCTCGAGGTACTCCAGGTTCCCGTTGTACGGGCCGTTGTACTCGAAGACGGCACCCTCTTGTCGGAGAGTGTTGTCTACCTGGCACAGACGAATTGCGCGAACTTGAGCCATGTGAATTCTCCCCTATCAGACCACAGTGAAGCCAGAGCGGTAGAACTTCTGGCCGTCCTGGATGGCTTCCACGATGTCGGCGGTGAACTTGCCGGCAGTCAGGGTTGCGCTCACGTCGTACTGTGCGCCCAGGTAGCGGTAGCCCAGCGAGCCGATCAACGGATTGATGCGGACAGCGATGCGCTTGCCGGCGACCAGGTCAGTCTTCACGATCGGGCCAGAACTGCCGAGAACGACAGGGCTGCCCAGATTGGCGGCGGTAGAGCCAATGACGTTGAACGTCACGGTCGAGCCACCCGTGTCAGAGGTCACAGCCTCGTCCACGATGAAGTGCATGTACAGGTCTTTGCCTTCGCCGATGTCACGGGCGACGGAAAGGTCAATGGTGTCTTCCGAGACGGCATCGGTCGTCACCGCCTGGGCGGTCGAGACACGGAGGAGTTTATCGGTGATCATGGTGAATTCCTTTCAAAGTGGTTTGACCGATTAGGCGACAACTGCTTCGGTGTTGACGATGGCGTCAACGCGGCGCAGAGGAACACCCAGGAACGACAGCCAGGAGTACGGCATGCCGAACTGCGAGAGGCCTTCGTTGACCTTCAACACATACTGGCTCTTGTCCAGAGCAGCGACCGACAGACCAGAATGGACGGTACGGTTCATGTAGAAGGCAGCGCGACCCATAGCCATGTTCGGGATGCGATACATAGCGCGAGCCATCAGCTTGATGATCGCGGTGGCAGCGGTCGGGGCTTGGGTGCCAGTCTGGGCGACCAGGGCGTTCACATCGATGTTGCAGATGCGGACGACATAGCGCCAGTCTTTGACGACCAGGCCGTTCTTCCACTGGTAGCGAGTGGCGTACGCTTGCAGACGGGTGCCGTCGGCGTTGTACACGGTTTGCTCGCCCAGGTCTTCGTGGATCAGGCCGGCCTTGCTGCCCTTCGGGAAGTGGCAGTAGACAGTCTGATCACCCCAGACCACCAGGTAGATCGAGGTGTTGGCGGTGGCATCAGAGCCGCCAGCCGACAGGATGTTCTGGGCGTTCTGCGGAGAGCCAACACCGATGTCGGAATAGCGCGGGGCCAGGCCGAGGAAGGTCTTGGGATCGGTTGCAGGGTTGCCGTAGAACAGCGTGGTGGCTTGCGTCTGGTTCATGGCTTCCAGGAACGCGGTGTCTTCCGACAAGCGGAATTGAGCCGTGTTGCCGTTCAGCATGGCCAGGTCTTTGTCGACTTCAGAGCGGGCTTCCAGGATGCCGGCAGCCTCGTCAACCTGGGCGGTGGTCGACTTGCTGGACGGAATACCTTGGTTCAGAGCACGCCAGTAGACGGCAGGCAGACCAGTACGAACGATCACGCGCTCGCCGGTCGGTAGGTTGCCTTCCTTGAACACGCAGTCTTCGAGGATCTCGTTGGACTGCGACAGCAGTTCAGCGATGATGGGGATGCGACCATCGGGATCGGTGCGTTTGGCCCAATCGGCGAGAGTCAGGTTAGAGGTCGAGAGAGTGGTCATGATTCATTTCCTTTCAGGATTGCTGATTTGAGTACAGAGCGGATGCCGCTGCGTTGAAATCTTTGGGCTGGCCTTTGACGCCTGCACCAGGAGAGTTCCCCACATAGGTGTCCTCACTGATTGCTTTGCCGGCACGGTACATAAACCGGATCACCTCCGGGTTGTTTCCCAGGCCAGACTCATTAAGCAGCGCACGCAACTCTGGCGTTCCAAAACTATCGAGAGCCTTCTTCGCGACGGCCAGGTTTTCCTGGAGCTTTTCGCCCCCGAATTCCTTGTCGGTCTGCGAGGCTTGCGCCCAATCGTTGCGGATTGCCTCAAGCTGCCCCATCTGACGTTCCGCAATTCGCGGCCCCATCGTATCGAGCAACTTCTGTGCAGCCTCCTGCGTCAGGTTCAATTCCTTGGCGATCTCCGAGAACGATCCAATGATCTCGGCGTCGAATTCTTGTCCCTCGGGAGACTTGAACTCGTACTTTTCGGGCGCTCCTTCAGCGGGCTTGTCGCCTGCCTTGTCGCCACCCTGGTCGCCAGCGGCCTTGTCAGCAGCGGCCCCGTCCTGGGCTTGCTGATCCTGTGCGCTGTTGGCTTGCTGCTGATCACCGTACAGCGCATCGGCCGTCGCCGTGTTTTGTCCGGTGGGTTGCGATGCGGCCGTGCCTTCAGGGGTCGTTGCGGCTTGATCCGTCATCAGCGATTCGTTGGTCATTCGTGTTCTCCTTAACCATTGTTGGGTAAAGCTCTGGGCAGAGCGAGTGGATCATTGCGAGTGTGCGGTTGCCGTAGTTCCTGTTGCCCTCGTTGAACGCCATCGTCATCGAGTTCGTGTTGAACGACAGCCGGAACACGCCCGCCTGATCCAGAAGCCGCCAGATTACCCGGCGGCCCCGCTTGCTGCTCATGAGCCACTTAAGGTCGCCCTCTTCGTTTTCGCGGAGGAGCTTGTCCCGCAGCCGCTTGTCGGCCTCGGTCTTCTCCTGACCACGAATGTCGAGGGGGTCGTAATTGCTCATGGTTCCAATTTATCCAGGGCACATACAGATACGGGCACCTTCATCTTGGCACATCAAGGGTAGTGCCCATCGACTTCGGCGACGGTCAGGATGGCCGATGGCATGGCCGGCCTGGCTGGCGTGGTCTGCGGCCCGGTGTACTCGAGCTTGACCAGGTTCGACGGTGCCGAGAACAGCACCTCAAAGTAGTCGCCAGGCATCACCTCGATGAAGTAGTTCCAGGCGGCCACAGCCTTGCCAGGAACGCCGCCATGAGGCTTGGGCACGGTGATGTCGGTGTTGGTGCTTTGCAGGCCGCCATCGACCGATACGTCGCCGTTCTTGACCAGCCAGATGCTCACGTCGTGCTCGCTGCTGGTGTTGGCATTCGAGAACACGAAGCTGAACTGCAAGTTGATGATCGCCTTGCGCCGGCATGTGATCTTTGTGCCACCCACCAGGGTCAGGCCGCGGCTGATGTAAGTCGTGTCGAACTCGATCGGCACACCCGTGTTGGGCGTGGCCGTCACGTCAGACAAGCGCAGCACGGTCAGGATGTCAGGGATTCGCATCAGCAGCGTCTCGCTGCCGTCGTCATCCTTGAGGCCGACCAGGTCGCCGGTCACCGAGTCGTAGAGAAACGGCGAGCCTGGTGATTTCTGGCGCGTGGTCATGATGCTTGGCCAGAGTACAGCATGCTGGCTGCTGCGTTGTTGCGCTCGGTCTGATCAGCCTTCATTTCCATGTCGGTGATCTGAAGCTCGACTCGCATGTCAGAGCCGCCCTGCGTCTCGTAGGCACTGGTGCCCTTGACGACAGCCTTGGCCATGAACGAAACCTCGGTGCCGACCTTGGGTAGGTTCGACAGGCCCAGCTTGTCCATGTCCTCCTTCTCGAGGCTGATGCATAGGCCGTACGGGTAGCGCGGCTCGTCCTTCTCGATCTCGCCGGGCATCTCTTCGCGCTCTGGCGCACGTTTCATGTTGATCATGGGCATGTCGTTCTCCTTACGATTGAAGTGGGGTGGGTGAGTTGTAGCCAGAGAACTGGCCCATGATGTCCATCGCCGCATTGGTGCCCATCCCGGTCGGAGTTGCGCCCAGGTTGCGTGCTGCTTCGGACATGGTCTTCATGCTCTCGACCTGGGCCTGTGCGGCCTGGGCTTCGTTGCGAGCCTTGCGGATCAGGGCCACCTTGTCGGACGGCACGATGATCTTCGGATCGACGCCCAGCATGTCGGCGTATGCGTCGGCCCACTGGTCGCTGTCGAACTTGTCGAGCACGTCAGGCTTGAACTGTGCGACTGCGCCGAGGTTGGCCACATAGCGGTCGACGCTGTTGGTGCCGATCGCACGCTGCGCCTGTGCCAGCATGGACACGAACTCGACGTTCAGTTCCATGCCTTGCAGTTCGGGTGGCGGTGGCAGGATCGCGCCAGCTTCGACCATGCGCGTGAACGTGATCTCGATCAGCGGGTTGAGCAGTTCGTTGTGCAGGCGCTCGAGCACCGGGCCAAGCATAAGCAGCTTCTCTTCGTGGCGCTCGGCCACTTCGGTTGCTGTCATGCGGGTGTCGGTGGCGTTGGCCAGCATCAGGAACAGGTCAGCATAGAACGAGCCGCGGATGCGCTCGCGCACGTCCTGGATGTCCAGCAGCAAGGCATTGAGATCAAGCTGCACATCGAACGCGGTCTTGATGCCTGCGGTCTGGCCATCGTAGAACGAGATACCACCAGGCAGCGTTTCCACGTCGCGGTTCTTCATGCTGGTGGGCACTTGCAGCGGCGGCTTGGTCTGGTAGTCGATCGCTTGGCCCTTGCGTAGCTGCTCATGCTGCAACTGCTTGATGTCGCCGAGCGCCTCCATGCCTGGGCTGTTGCCGTAGATGTCGCCGCCGGCCGTGGCCCAGCGCGGCACCACCGCGGGGAACTCCTTGAAGCCCGACTCGCGCAGGTAGGTGTTGGGGTTGCCGCCCACCTCGAAGTAGTAGCTGCCCCAGGCCATGTTCTTCGCGTCCTTCTTCCGCATATCGCGGTCGGCGCGAGGCTCGATGGCGTGGATCAATCGAATCCACTGGTCGAGGCTGCCGCGGTCGTACATGTTGCGGACGACGGTCGAGCAGTTGTCGCGGCCGAACTCCTTGACGATCTCGCCCACGGTCTTCTCGAACTCACGATAGATCGTGCATACCTTGCCCTGGTAGTCCTGCGCGATGCAGAACTCGCCGATGGTGCTCGGGTAGTGGTGGATCATCGCGTGGTAGTCGGGCAGCACCAGGCTCGCAGCCGTACCGAACGCGCCAAGCTCCTCGTACATCTGGTGCAGGGCGCGGTAGGTATTGCTGCGTTGGAAGATCTGCTGCATGCGCTGGGTCGTGTCAGCAAGCCACAGCTTCACCGGGTGATAGGCGTTCAGTTCCGGGTCAGGTGTGCCCAATCGAAACCAGGGACGGGCAGGGCTTGTGGCCCCGGCCATCATGCCTGCGCCCAGGATCTTCAGCGATCGGGTGCCGGTGTTGTCGTAGATGTTGTTGTGCCTGCGCCAGCCCTTGTCGCGGTCTTGCACGAAGTACCGGCCATTGCGCGGGAGCAGGAACGTGGTGATCTCTTGCCAGTGCGCCCACCAGGTTGCACGCTCCGTCTTGAGCATGCCCCAGCGCGTGAACAGCTTGTCCCGCGTTGGTGCTTTCGGATGCGACTGTGCGTCGCTGGTGAAGTCAGACATGGATTAGCCCCCCAGCAAGGTGCTCTTGCCCAGTGCCAGTTCGTTCGGGTTCACGCCTTGCGGGCCGGTCAGCATGGTGCTGCCGCCACCCTGGCCTGCCATTGCCTGCGACTGTTGCGAGATCGCGGCCACGTCGGGCTGCTTGCGGTTGGCGCGGTTCATGTTTTGCTCGGCGGTTGCGGCCTGCTTCTTCTGGATGTCCAGCGCCTGCTTCTGCGCCTCCTCCTGCTTTCGCATGGCCTCTTGCTGTGCGTCTGCTGCACGCTCGCCAGAGTAAATGCTGTACGCGGTGCCTGCTGCGGCCGCGCCTGCGGCAATGATCAATGCTGTTTCTACGCCCATTTCAAAGCTCCTTCATAACGGTGATGTCAACTGGTTTGTACCCCCGCCGCTCCAGCATCGCTGCCATCGGTGTGCCCGCTCGCGTGTGCCACAGAAATCTGCTGGCCCCGCGCTGCTTTGCCTCCGCTTCGGCCGCCTGGATCAGACGGACTGAAGTGATGCCGCGGTGATCTGGCCTGACGTAGAGCGCGTCGTTTGACGCGAAGGTTACGTCCGGGTTGTGCAAGTGTCCCATGACGGTCATTGCACAGTACCCGATGACCTCGTCACCGTCGAAAGCAGCCAGGGCGAACAGCAGCCCCGCGTCATACAGTCGTTGGTACGCCTCGATGGACGGGTTGAACTCGAAGTCGAAGCCGGTTTCTGCCCAGTTGTCGCGCATCAGTTGCACGACGGCGGGCATGTACTCGGCAGGATTTACAAGTTCAATCCGCGCCATATTGCCGTAGGCTAGTGTCTTGATGTTGCATTACGGGCACCTCACATGCGGTCATAGGGGTTGTACTCCTTGGCCCCGTTCTTGGACTTGCCGCGGTCGTAGATGTCGATCATCGGCCGCTTCTTGACCGGGTAGGCAAAGGTCAGCGCCAGGGCATCGGCCATGTNNCGCTTCTTGATCTCGTCCTTCGGCTCGAGCACCTTGCGCCCGGCCGAGTCAAACCAGTAGATCGGCGTGGCCAGTTCCTGCTTCAGGGCGTTGTCGTTCGGGATCGCCCCGCCCAGGTCGAGCCACTCCTTCATGCCCCACCACATCTCGGCCCGGCGGTTCACGAACAGGTTGGGCATCGTGGCCTTGCCACCGAACGGCACCT